GTAGGCCAGCATGGCCGCCGCGGTCGTCGAGTTGTACCGCACGTAGCGCACAATCAGCGGCGCGCCCCAGCCGTTTGAGTTAAGCGAACCGCTCGCGCTCGGGTAATACTGAGCCGGCGAGTACAGCGAAGAACCGGGGGCAATCAAGAACGCCGCGCCAATCGGATTCAGCGCCCCATTGGGATTGCTCGGCAGGTTGGTCGGCGGCTGCGTCGAGATGGTGCTCGCGTAGGTATCGATCGCCGTATACAGGCTGCCGGTGGATACTACCGGAAATTCGTATTGGAGAGCCATTTCAAATCCTCCGGCGCCGTTGCGCCCGATGCAAAACCTTTGTTTTCTTAGCGTCAGCCAGTGATTCCGCTAAGGATAAAGCCGAGTCGCGGCGCGCTCACCACGATGTCGCCACCGAAGCAGATCTGGCCGGCGGAGTCAACCGAGTTCGGCAGTTCCTTGAAGCCGGTGAATCCAAAGCCAAACAACTCGTGATCCGAGATGTGGACGTTCAGGAAGTCGGTGTTCATGCCGAAGACGTAGCCGGTCGGCACGTACTGGTCAACTACGAGGCGCTGGTTGTTGAACCGGATGGCCGTAAAGCCAATGTTCTGCGCCTGATCGATCATGATGTTGTCGTTGACGCGCTGCGCCGGAACCAACTTATTGTAGAGTTGGTTGTAGATCGACTGAGTGGTGGAGATCAGGTTCGGCTGGCGGTTGCCAAAGGTGGCTTGGCCGTAAGCCTTCTGCAAAGCGGTCACCGACAACGGGCCGCCGACGTTCTGGTAGTATCCGTTGATGCCGGTCGAGGCTCCAGAGCCAATCGCGGCGCGCGGCAGACCGCCGTAGGTCGGATAGTTGGTGCCGTCGTCGTATCCGGCAAGCAGGCCGTCGAGGGCGATCTGCGAGGACACGGTGCCTTGACCGTCGTTGTAGATGTCGATGGCAAGGGCCTGGGCCAGCGCCTGAGAGCCATTGATCATCTTCTCTTCGACAAAGCTCATCACCGCGTTCGAGCCCATATTGATGGGGAGCTGCGTCCCCTGGATGGTCACGTTCGCGTAATAGAACTTCACCGCGAAGGTCATCGCCGTGTCCGTCTGGACGTAGGAGATGTCGAAGGTTGAGCCGGGGGCAAACGGACCCGCCTTCAGCGGCGCGTACTGAATCGGCTGCTGAATGTAGAGGCCGCCAGGGAAAGGCTTGACCGTCTCACCCTTGAAAATCAGGACGAAAACCGGAGATACCTTGTAGTATTCGTCCACGATCTCGGGGACGATCTCCTGCTTCGTGACTGCCGAAATGTCGTTGATGTTTAAGGACATTGCCTATCTCCCTCGTGTGAAGTTGCTAACTTGCCATTTCCTGTTGTCGAGCCTGAATTCTGTCGAGCGCCGCCGCTGCGCGACCCGCGCCGGTTGTTTCCGCGACGCCGCCGTTTGCGTTGCGCTTCATAAAGTGCCGGATGTTTGAGTTGGTCGCGGGCGGCGGCGTCGTGCCGGGGACGTTTCTGCCTGAATCGGCAGCCGTCTTGGCGGAAACCCGCTTGGTGACCTCGGATTCGATGGTGCGCTCGGTGACCACCGGGGCGATGTAGTCGTTGTAGGCCTCGGTGATGTTTTGATACCGCTTTCCGCCACCGGTCTTCACCGCCTCGTTGTTCGCCTTGAGGAAGTCGTTGAACTTGACCTCTTCGGCGTCGTCCCAATCCTTGCCGGCTGCCTGCTGATGGCGGGTGTAGATCTTCACCAGTTGCAGAGCGTCGTTCCGGACGCCGGCTCGAACGTTGTTGTAAAGTTCGTCGCCGCGCTGCTTCACCACGTCCTGCACGCGGGCATCGACGATCTCATTGATCTTGCCGAGCTTGCTGTCGAGCATCCGCTCAACAGAGGAAAGGTCAAACATGCCAGCCGGGCCCGTGCGCGTTGCGGGGGTTCCCACGACTTCATCGCCGTCATAGTACGAGCGCAACTCGTCGCCACGAGAAATGCGCGTTGCAATTGCAGCGTTTCCCTGCAACTTCTCAAATTCTGCCGGGCTGAGAATGCCCTTCAAATCATCGAGAATGCCTGCCATACACTACTCCTCTACGCTGAATGCGTCTCGTCTGTGGAGCTTGGGGGTGCCGCCGGGCCGCCAGGTCCGGGAGGCGGAGGTGGTGTTGCCGCTTCGGGTTCCGCTTTGTCTTCGCCGGAATCCAAATCCTTGGGGTCTTTCTTCAGGCCCTGGACCACCAGAACCTTGATGTCTTCCTTGATCTTGTCGATGCCGGGCTTGATTTCCTTGTTCAACTTTGCCATTTTGCCCAACACACGCATGATCCCAGTGAAGCCCTTCATGATCTCTTCGGAAACGTCGGATTCTCCGCCGGGTTTCTTCGGAGCGGGTCCGCCCGCGCCAGCATCCCCACCTGGGGGCATGTTGTCGTAGAAGTTCGGAGGGGCGGCTGTGGGGGCTGGGGCTGGCATGGGCTAGTTGCTCTTTCCGCGCCCGTTTGCCGGGTGGCCGGTCTTCACGTTGGGGCTGTAGCCGCGCGACGGAATCGGCTCGCCATCGTGAACCAGGTGGCCGAAGACCGCGATCTTGCCGCCGATCATCTTGGGGGCCGGAACGGTTGGGCCAAAAGTCTCTTCGCTGACGCGATCATTCTTTTCCATGGGAAATCTCCGAGGTGTTGGGGGCGGCCGAAACCGCCCCGGTTGTGTTGAGGTTAGCCTGACTCCGCGAGAACTACTTCTCGCGCTTGGAGCCGCGATGAGACTTGCGGCTCTTCTTACCCTTGCGGTGGGCTTTACGCGCCATGAGGGTACTCCTTTCGGATCGGTTTTTTAACGTGGCCTTCACCACGGTCAAGCTCGGTTGTTCACCTAGCCTTCGATTTGAATAATCAACCACAAAATTCAGGGAATCAGGGGTTTGCGTAGGGTCTAGCGTTTGGCATTGAATTTTAGTGAAGACAAGTGTATTTTTGTGTCATGGCAACGAATGTCCCGATGTCGCCCGCACAAGTCGCCGAGTACCTGCAACTTGACGTGCGAACCGTCTACGGCTATTTGCGGTCGGGGCGCCTTGTTGGCAAGCGTTTGGGCGATAGATGCTGGCGCGTGATGTCTAGCGATCTCTACCAGTTTTTGCAGGGGAGAAAATGAGCAAGTACCGAGTACCTGAAGAGGGGTTGCTGCGGCGTGGAGCCATGTTGGGTTTTCTTCTCCGCAGGCAAGCCCGGCCGTGAGGAAGGAAATCGAGGAGTCGTTCAGGTCGGCTCTTGAAGCCTTCATCGCGTGGCAGACGGAGAACCCGATTGTGCCGACTGAGGAGCAGGACGAAGATCTCTGTGAATGGTGTGAAATGAATCCAGACGGTTCTCCCTTTGCCGAGTGGCAGCGCCGGATGTACCTTGCTCCTGAGCCGGAAGTGCAGGAGGAAATTAGGGACTTGCTTCTTGTGAATATAACGGAAGGATTCTTTAAGCCTGAAGTTCTTAATGAACGATTGGCCGAAGCCTACCGTCGCGGCCAAAAGTCAGTCCACGCATAGACTACTTCTTTCCGCCATGCCCAGCGTGTGAAGCCTGGGCCACAGCCGCACCCATCGCCGCCTTTTGCTGCGCTTCGACCAGCAACTCGGCTTCGAGCCGTTCCTGTTCTGCCTTCGATATATTGAGCTTCCGCCAAAGTCCCTTGCGGGAGATGTCGCCCATCTTCCTGAGTCCGAGTGCCACCGGAACCTCTTCCTGCTTCTCGATGGCCAGCAAGCTGCCCTTGCGGATATCTAACGTCGCCTGGCGCACGAATTCTTCCGGCTCCATCCCCTCCGTAAGCCACTGGCCATAGAACGGCCGGAAGTCGGCGTCGGTGAGTCCCTTCACGCCAAACTTGCGGATGCGGCTCTTCGAGGTCTCGAACTGCATCTTGTTCGCCGTGACCATCGTGCCAACGTCCACAAGGAAACTGGAGAGTCCGCGGCCCATGAAGCGGATCGGGATCGAACGGGAATTCATGATCATGTCCAGCGAGTCGCCGCCGGGAATCTGCTTTTTCTGGAGCGTCTGGTTGATGGCCGACGCGCCCGAGGTCATGTCCTGTTCCTTCTCCACGTCCTGCTTCATGGCCAAAACGTAGGCCGGCAGCTCGGGCGGCTTCGGGTATTCGGGCGGACGGGGCGTGTTGTTGTTGTACATGACCTTGGAGCCGGGCGCGCCGGGGTCCAAAGAATCCCATACGGACTGCGCAAATGCCGCCTTCGGCGCCACAATCTTGGGCTCGATCACCGCGCGAATCATGTCCATCAGGCCGCCGTTGATCCGGTTCACGATGTCCGACATGGCGGCTATCGGCTCCAAAATCGACTGCCCGTTCGGACTCCATGGCACCCGAATCAAGCGCAATTTTGCGAAGGGGAACATAGAATGCCAATAGGGATTGGGGCCGTCCTGCATGATCTTTCCGCCGGCAACCACCAGAAACCGTCCGCGCGGATACCATGGCATTCCCGGCTCGACCTGATACGACCAGTTGTACCGCCGGTCGCCGACCCATTCCGTCGTCCCTGTTTCGTTGACGGACGAATCTCGGAACCAAAACTGTTTGAGCATGGCCTTGGGGTAGCGGCTGCGCTTGGCGTCCGCCTGCCGTTTGCCGAGAAGCTTTTTCAATTGCGGGTTGAGCCGGACCCAGGAGGTCTCCGCCATCTTGCCGGGCCGGGACACTTCGCCGGTTGGTCCGCTCGATTCGAGATCCGGGAAAACGCCATCGGCGACCGAACCGTAGACCCGTTTAAGGGTTTCAACGGTGACCGGCCAGCGCGCGATTACACACTCGTCGTCCTGCAACTTGTTCCCGGCGCCAATCGTCATCACATTCAGCGGTCCAAGGGGCATGAATTCGCAATCGCCCGCCCCGTTGTTCATCGCCGGGTTCCATTGAACCTTGGCATATCCGGTATGGAGTAGACCCCACATGACCGTCTGGGTCAACTCCATCTCGAAGTCGGTCACCCGCGCCCACATCCCGATCATTTCGTTGAGCAGTTCCTGGAGCTTGAAGAGCTCCTCGTCTTCGTTGTAGAACTTAACCTGAAAGTCGGGTTCGATGTCGGTAAGCAGGCCGGCCATCTCGACGAATTGGCGAAAGAGGCGGTTGACGGTCGGGCGGGACCGGCCATAGCGGGACTTGGCGTTCCACTGCTGGCCGGAGATGTAGTCGATAAGCCGGGAAGTGAGACGAATTTCGCGCGAATCGGCAAGTTCCCTCTCCGCTTCGTCGTAAACAGAGTCAGCCCAGGAGAGAACTTCCTGTTCAAGTCGAGATTCCGGGGTGTCGCTTCGCTCGGCCATCGGCTTGAAGTCTACCTCAAAGTGCTACATTTTGTAGCGGTTTGCGGAAGAAAATCGGCTAAGACCCTGAAAGTGCGTTCTTGAACCGGTCTTCCCACTCGTTCACCTTAGCTACCAGATTCTCGTTTTGGCCGGATAGTTCAGCGTTCAACTCGGCCGTTGCAACCATCTCGGCGCCGTTCTTCACTCCCAACTTGCGGAGCTTTTCCGCCTGCTGCCCGTCAATGAGAATCGGCGCTCCGGCCATGCACGCCCGAATCAGGCTGGCCACGGTCGGATGCCAGCGCTCGCCCAGCGCCTCTTTCGATTTGAGTAAAACTTCCTGGTTGATCCAGACTTCGGCCTTCACGTCGTTCTGACCCGGAGAAAACCTAACCTCGGTCTTGATCATGTCCGGCTGCATCGCCCAGAATTGCTGGTGGCTCATCCTGTGGCCCATCAGGCAAAAGCAGTCCACGTTGTCGCGCATTGCCACGACTGCGTGCGATCCCTGATTGCGGCACATGGGGCAGTACGCCCCGGTCTGGTTGTTGCCAACTACTTGCGGAAGAACAGCCATTCTCGTCTCCTTTACCAATCGTCGCCAAAGTCTTCAATACCTGGGCGAGAGTTTTGCATCGCTGACTTATAGGCCCACACCACATCCGGCGTGATCTCTGTGGACTTCATGCCGTGCCTAAAGAATAACTCATGCTCTGCGCCCATGGCATCAAATATCGGCGACTGAAGCGTGTTTGCGTTGCAGACCAAGATCGGCTGCACCCTCCATCCTGCTTTGCCCACAATCATCTTATCCGCTTCGGCTTGGGTGTTGTACTGCCCGCGCTGCCGCATGATGTTGTCGTAGACGCCGTAGACGTGAAGTTCGCCGGTTGTGCGGACGCGCTCTGTGGATGCGGAGGTCTTCAAATGCTTTGTTGTCT